ATCTTTCTTATCCTTCACCATCGTCTTCCCCCCACTCATTGTCCTCTCCTGCAAGGGCTGCGTAACCAACGATGTCAATCCACGAATCTAAATGTTTGGGTGAGTTAATCAACCTCGACATCTTTACCGCAATCATACACTGGTACACTTGTTCCACCGTAAGCTTTTGATCTAAAATAACTGACCAAAGCTGTGCAATACGTTCATGATTTAGTTGTGCATCTCCGTATATCTTAGCTCGTTCGCTAGATATTAGATCACCTGCTCTCTCTAATATGTCTTTTCTTTTTATCATTATATTTCATACCTGTATTTTTTCTGTGACTCTATTATGTGGAGGTTTTCTTTTACTCTTGTTAATCCTACATAAAAGACTCGATGCTCATCATCTTGATCTTGATTCGTAACGCATACCTTAGTTGAGTCAAGATGCACCACTACGTTCTCATCCTCTCCCCCTTTCATAGCATGAAACGTAGATACCTTTAACCGTGGTCGTTCTGTAAGCACTTCTCCCCGTCTACGCAAAGCACGAATATAATGTTTTTCATCTACACCTAAACGGAGCATATCTAAAGCCTCAATATTTTTGTCTGCTAAAAGACCAAAGTTTTTAACCAGACTATCATATGTATAAGTGCTGTCTACGGGTTCTACCTCTAACAACTGTTTCATACCCCGTTTAATTACGGCTCCGTCTCCAGACTTAGGTGCCAACTGATACAACTGTTTAACCTCATGAAGTCCTATTGAATCTCCTCTTTGCAATCCCTCCCATATCCTCATAGCTTCCGCTATCTCTAATTTTACACTTGGATAGCCTTTGATCTCATAGAATAAACCTTGATCCCGTAGGTCTGTTGCAACATCACGAGCAAAAGAATTAGTTCGAGACATCAAAGTCCACGAACCTTGGCTCATGTCTAGATTATGTGTGTCCATATGAAAATTAACGGTGCCCTCACGATCCATCGGATCAAAAGCCTTTTGTTTTCTGTTATGAATGCGTTTAACCACGGAGTTAGCCAAGTTATATGCAGACCGTGGTAGCCTATAACTTTTCTTTAATACACGAACATTTTGTGAGCAGTTCATAAATAAATTAACATCAACACCTGCCCACCTATGAATCGCCTGGTCATCATCCCCTGCAAAGTATGTTTTGTCTGAATTTTGTGCAAGTAGTTCTACCATCTTCCATTGTAACGGAACGAGGTCTTGTGCTTCATCAACTATGAGTATTTCAAGCTTTGGGGCAGTCCCTTGTTTAACATAACCCGAAATCATATCTGTGAACGATACCTTACCATATTCCGACTTATACTTTTGTAATTCTCTCCATATTTTAAAAAGCATAAAGAAGTCTAAATCATAGTTTCGTTGATCGTTATATTCTTCTCCAAGAGTAACGCATCGAAGAGCAGCTCTGTCCACCATACGTAGATATCTGTCGTGATCCTTACCTTGTGGTAGTATTAATCCATCATCAGCATCACTGGCTATGATTCCATCAAAGTTCATGCCCATCATTCGAGAGAACTCTCTCCAATCCTCACGAGCCATCAAGTCTGATTGTGACAGACCTAGACCATTGTATCCAAGAGAATGAAGCGTCCTAAAATAGGGTAGGCTCTTGGGTGTAAGATTAAATGCCGATCCCGCCCTCTCTATAGCCTCTGTGACGGCTTTCTTAGTAAAAGATACATAACCAATCCTATCGGGTTCTACACCCCGTGAGAGAGCGTCTCTGACGATCTCAATGAGGGTATGTGTCTTACCGCACCCTGGAGGACCTAGTATTAACTCAGAAGGGTATGTCATTCTCTGCTACCTCTGTTTTTTGCTCGACACCCTCATATGCAGGTATCCACCATACTCTAATCGTTGACCTTGACCCATCGGGTTTACGGATGCTCTTATGACCGTTGCAATCTGTGTCATCGTTTAGCTTTTTTAATCGCTCTTGTATCTGTGCTCGTGTAAATGATCCAAAGTTTCTCTGACGTAAAAACTCCATGAGTCCGTTAATCATAAACATTGTTTTACCGCCCTCCGTCCACGGCTTACCCATAAGAAGTTCCTCAGACGATTGTGCTTTGATACGGCTCGTACAAAACATTTCCAATAAATCATAAAACTGTCCATCCACTGTAAGTTCTCGTGGCACTTCTAACTGGACAGCCTTTTTTAGCATTTCATTAACTTTGTTTACCCAATCCACCTCTTTCATCTTTGATGGCATCATCATCAATTGTTCCATACACGCTTTCTGAAACAAATGTTGGTTCTGTAGGTGATCCATTGTTATCTCTAATCTGCCACCATTTACATCAAGAAACACAAGCTTGGGGTCAGATAGCATAATTGTTAGTCCACTAAGATCAGCAGCGTGATCAGATTTTGCTCCTACACCAAACTTCCTAGATTTACATAATTCCTTATTACAAAAAGATGCGTTAGGCTCGATGTTACACTGATAGAAGTAGTCCTTCTTTTGATACTGAGTCTGTAAGCTAACCAATTCACTGGCAGGCAGGGGTGGAGAGCAGTGCCTTTGGTTTATTTCCTCCAGAGAACCTTTCCAATTGTCAGAATATTTACCCTTACAATACGGAGCACACTGAGACAAAAAAATGTTTCTATTTGCTGTTACACCGCCCGATGCAATGTAGTTCTGTAAACAAGGCGGCCCGTCCGTAAATAACTCTCGACTATCCCCATACTTAATACTTTCTAAATCAGATATTAAAGTTCTTGTTTTCTCTACAACCGCTAAAAACTCCTCTAAACTAATAGCTTGACCCTTTTCGTTAAAAGCATACCGCATGGTTTGTTCTGCTTTGAAGTAAGGTAGGTTAATAAAATTTCCTACATCACCTCTTTCTGACAGAATAGTATCTTGTTTAGGAAATATTTCTGCCTTGGCATAGCCTAAAGCACTAGCTATCTCTGTAAGATATTCTCTAAAAATCTTTGCTTGTGCCGGTTCTTTTAAAAAACAAAATAAATGTGCACCCCCCGACTTTGATCGACACACGACCAGGGGCAATTTAAATTCTAATATTTTTTTGATTAATCCTTTATGATCTAGGTCGTACTGATCTATATCAATCGCCCCGAAGTAACACTCGTTCTCTCTAGTGATCGGGATCGCCCCGACTCCATGTTTTCCCTCAAGGTGATTCTTAACAAGCTCTTCGGTCAACGGCTCACGAACCACCCGACTATTAGCCTCTGTCTTACCATTTCGACCAACAGACCCTACAGTGGTTTGTCCGTGTGCTTCATTTGAACCACGGAAAGCATCCATAAATTTGATTACATTTGACATGGTTTAAAAGAAGGGGATGTGGGGCAGTCAGACAAAAAAGGATTAAAGTCACCCACACCCCCAACAAACTGTTGATATGAGCAGTTAGATAGGAATCTCGTCGGAAATTCCAGTTTCATCAACAGCTTTTACTGCACCGTCCATAATTGATTGCCTAAACTTTTTCGCTTGATCAAATATTGCCTTACTCTGTACAAGGTCGTCCTTCGTGACAGACCAATTGTACCAGGTGCCTTTATCGTTGCTCTCCTCAACAGTTACCAACTTCCACTGCGTAGCAAACAAAGCGGGTGTCATTAACTGATTTGTTTTAGGGTTTTTAATTTTCAACATAGAGATTTGTGTCTTCCAACGCTGACTTACTTTAAGTTGAGAGGCTTTCATGTCAACAATCGCAGGTTGAATCATGCCGTCTCCCTCAACTATAAGGCAATAGTGTTGATCAGACTTAACTAAATCATTACCGTTGGGTAATATTTCTCTAGCTCCCTTTCTCTCTGTTTTTTGAATCATGGGGTCTTTTGTAGACAATTCTCCCACAAATCCACCACCAGTTTCTCTAGGAACAAACTCTAGATACTTAGTCTCTTGATAACATGGTATTACCGTTAGACCGTCTTCTCCGTTCCAAAACTGGTTTGTAACAGTGTTAAAAGCATCGCCCTGGTCTGCACCCTCGATAAACAAAGGATCCTTTCTTTTTATCTGCGGTGACAAAGCTTGGATTATTCGAATAAACGGTATTTGCAACTCAGAACTTTCAAATGTTGTTCCTTCGCCTGCAGTTGCTGTTAGTTCGTCTAAAAGATCGGTAGGAAATTGGTCTTCCTTTTGTACTACTTGATTCGCCATTATATTTTTCTCCTTATATCAACAATATTGCTCAGAAAAACACCGAAAAGATCTAAATCTAGTTCTTGTGCATTTTCTAAACGGGTTCTAACAAATCCCTTCATGGTTTGGGGATGTATATGAGTTTTAATTTGAGGTTTAAAACCATTTTCTTTTAACATAGCCACTGTGCTTTTGGCTAAGTTATCCTGACCTTTTTCGAAAGAACAGATAACATCATTTTTTATGATAGAATCTAAATTTCTTTCGCGTAACCAGGCAAAGGCTTCGTCCCTCCTAGCAACGGGGATTGATGCAGCGACTATTTGTTTTTTCTCAACAACTACGCCATCGACATCAATTCGTTCAACACCCATTTCATCCATTAGACTAGGAAGCTGTTCTGTTGATAGTTTCTGCTTTTGCTGTTTGAGCTGCTTTAAATGATTTTCGTGTAGCTCAATTTCTTTATTAACTTTATCTAAGTTTCTGACTAAACCACTCAGTTCCGTCATGGTTTTTGTCTTAACTGACTCAAGCCGTTCACTCTCATCAATTATTTCGTCAAAGATGTCTGTCATAAGTTTCTCCTCTTCAGGTTTAAGTTGACATTATTATGTTTTAAACATAAACATTTATATATGAAAAACAATACCCTTGTCAAATATAAATATAAAACCGAACCATTTAATCATCAGAGGGATGCACTAACGCATTGTTTTGACAAAGAATTTTTTGCTTTGTTTATGGAGATGGGCACGGGTAAATCAAAGGTTCTAATAGACAATATTGCTTGTTTGTATTTAGATAATAAAATTAATTTTGCTTTGATTGTTGCACCAAAAGGAGTGTATCGAAACTGGGTGGAACGAGAGATACCGCAGCACTTTCCAGATGACATAAACTTTCGGGTTATAGAATGGTTCAGTAATCCAAACAAAACACAACAAAAGAAAATAGCCAGTGTAAAAGATCCTTTTGATGGAATGACTATCTTTGTTATGAACGTCGAGATATTCTCATCCGTCAAAGGTAAGACCGTTGGCACCTGGTTAGCAAAAAAATTCGGGGGTAGGGGTCTTGTTGCTATAGACGAATCGACCACGATTAAGAATCATAAGTCCAAACGAACTAAGAATCTTATAACTGTGGGCCGGGGATTTTGGTATACACGCATCCTTACGGGGTCACCCGTCACAAATTCACCTATGGATGTATACTCACAGATAGATTTTTTAAGATCGGGGGCACTTGGTTTTGATAATTACTACGTTTTTCAAGGTCGTTATGCTAATCTACAAGTTAGGAACATGGGATCCACAAGCTTTAGACAAGTTATTGGTTTTAAAAATTTAGACGAGCTAAATAACAAGCTTGATACCTTTAGTTTTCGGGTTTTGAAGAAAGATTGCCTAGATTTGCCCGAAAAACTATACGTTCCACGGTATGTTACGTTAACGTCAAGGCAACACGAGTTGTATGAGCAGATTCGAAAAGAAGCTCTTATTTTGTTTGAAGACGGTAAACTGGCATCAGCAACACAAGTTGTTACGCAAATGTTACGACTACAGCAAATACTTTCGGGGTATGTTAAAACTGATGATGGAGACCAGGAGAGCTTTGATACAAACCGATTAAGTGCTCTTCTTGATATATGTCACGAAAATTCGGGAAAGCTTATTATCTGGTCACGTTTTCGGTATGACATGAACAATATTCATCAAGCCTTAACAAAAACTTTCGGGGATGGTTGTGCTGCCATGTTTTTCGGGGATACGCTAGATAACGAAAGAAGTTTGATTGTTGATAAGTTCCAAGATCCTAATTCTGATCTTAGATTCTTTATTGGCAATCCATCCGTGGGAGGTCGAGGACTAACCTTAACAGCAGCGAACACGGTCGTATATTATTCAAATGATTTTAATTTAGATACA